AGGACAACCGTGAGCATCTTATTATTGAGTTGGGTGATATTCTATGGTATGTCGCTCAGGCAACAATGGCTTTGGATGTCAGCTTTAATGAAGTCATTGAACGTAACGTAAAGAAACTAGAGAAGCGTTATCCTGAGGGTTCATTTGACATTTATTTTTCTGAGAATAGAAAGACAGGAGATCGTTGATATATATTACGCAAGTCTTTTTATACAAATGAACGTAACTATTAAACAACCTGACGGAACTGAAACTACTTTTGATTGTGCTGATGATCAATACATTTTAGACGCAGCAGAAGAAGCAGGTATCGATATGCCATATTCATGTCGTGCTGGTGCCTGCTCTACATGTGCTGGTAAGGTTGTAGAAGGAACAGTAAATCAAGAAGATCAATCGTTCCTAGATGATGATCAGATTGAGGCAGGATTTCTGCTCACTTGTGTATCTTACCCCACAAGTGATGTGGTTATTGAATCGGAAAAAGAAGAAGAACTTTATTGATGTTAACTCTCTGGATTCATACGGTAGCATTCTTCCAAGTGGTTGTGGTAAATTGTATCCAACCAGTTAACTGGCAGTATTGCTACCGTGTTGACCAGTGGTTAGTACCAGAAGTAATTGAAGGATATAAGATATGGTCTGGTAAATCTCATCCATACCAATCAGAAAAAGACTATCTCAAAGACACACCTCCCTCTAAATAGTTAGACGGGAGGTTTTTTCATGGCAGTATTAAGTACAAACTTAACACAAGGAAGGGGACCTTCATTCAATAAGTATGTGAGGGACAATCCTTCGTGGGCAGATTTGGTTTTAAATGTTGAGAATAAAATTACTGCAACTTTCTTTAAAGAAACGAAGAAATCTACTCACGGAGTATTGTCTGAGAAAACAGAGATGACTTTGCTTTCTAATCAGGAAAGCTTGATTGGAAAACTTCGTGTAGCACATGTCAAGGTAGGAACTAAAACAGGATATGTTGCTTTAAAAGAAATCAGAAAACCAACTACCAATGTGATGGATGCTGAAGAAGCAGCAATTAGAGATTTGGAAAAACTGATTGATGAAATAGTATCACAGGTTGGAGCATTTAAAGTATGTACTCCTGTTGGTAACTGGGAAAATATTAATGGATTGGCAAACGTATCTACCAAAGCAAAAGTTACTGGTAGACCTAGAGATTACAAAGCAGACTTTGCTTTGACATCTAATGGAGTTCCTAAAATCTTTATCTCTCACAAGAAAGTAGGTGGTCCAGAAGCATACCAACAATATGGTGGTGTCACTCAGGTAGCAGGAACTCCCAGAAGTCCAAATTTGATCTACATGAATGATGAAGTCCAGTCATTCTTAGCAGAAGCTGGCAACTACATTGAAAACGATAGATTGACTAGACCAGTATACAGATTTGTGGAGAGTGATCTTCTAATTAATCAATCTGTTTATGGTCCTGAATATGGTGGTGCCTTTAGCAATGATAATGTTCAGTGTATTGGTCAGGGCAATCCTATATTCAAACCTATGAAAAACGAGGAAGCATGTTTCTCACTTGATTTCTCATCTCACGTCTCTTGGAATGGTGATCTTACATTCTTCAAGACAAGTAGATATAGAGCAGCATTCGCTGCCACTTACAGAGCTGGTCGTGGATGGAACATGCCAGACGGAACACGCTATAATGGTGCCAGAGCAGGCATCTACCCTATTGCTCTGGTTCAAAACAGAAGTAGGGCACTAGAAATCTGATGGCAAACGTAACACAGCTCAAGCACCTGGAACACCTGGAAGATGAGATGCTCAACTATGGCGTTGAGGGGTGTAAAGCAGCGGTTTCTTTCTTAAAAGAACTTCGCAAAATGCTGGGACAGCAGGAAAGTAGTGGGTTCATGCAAACCAAGTGGGATGGTGCCCCATCTATCATTTGTGGTACGCATCCAGAGACTGGATTGTTTTTTGTCGGAACCAAATCTGTTTTTAATAAGACAGAACCTAAGGTTTGTTACAGTGATGAAACTGTAGATGCTTGGTATGAAGGTGATTTAGCAGAAAAACTAAAATATTCACTTAAGTATTTTAGTGAGTTGAATATTGATGGCGTGGTGCAGGGTGATTTATTATTTACAACTGATCTTAAAAAGGAGAAAGTTAATGGAGAAGAACTCTACACATTTAGACCAAACACAATTACTTATGGCATCCCTGTTGGTCACGATATTGGTAAAAAAGCTGGCAGAGCGAAGATAGGAGTAGTATTTCATACTCATTATACTGGTGATGAACTTGCCACAATGCAAGCTCGTGCTGGTGCCAGAGTAAAAGGATCTAACGACGCTTTGGTAGTACAGAATGACACTCCTATGGATCGTGTTGGATTTTCTCGTACAGAAATGAGTAAATTTGATAGACATGTTTCTAAGATTGAACGCATGTGTCAGGTCTGTGGTCCTTTCTTAGATGAATTGGTTACGAATGTAGGTACTACTGGCGATGCTAAATTTCACATCGCATCTTTTCTAAAGCAGTTCTTTAATAACGAGATCAGGAATGCTCGTAGCATTGCTAATATAGATGAAGCGATGTATGACATGCTAAATTTCTACGAAGAAAAAACTAATAAAGAATTAGCAAAAATTAAGACAGTTGCTAACTTAACTAAGAAAAGAAAACTGGTATACGATAGTCAAAATTATGTTGTAGATAACGTCTATAAATTTAAGGCAATGCTAGCACTGTATAAAGAACTACAGGCAATTAAGCAAATGGTTATAGATAAACTAGACCACCTTGAGGAGTTCAGGACTTATGTCCAGACGGAGAAAGGATATAAGGTCACAACTCCTGAGGGATATGTTCTTCATAAAGACGGTAGCATGATTAAATTTGTTAACCGCTTGGAGTTTGCTTACAATAACTTCACTCTACAGAAGCAATGGCGTTAAATTGTAATACTTGCTACTTTACATTTGGTAGGTTTCAACCACCTACCACAGGACATAAAGAGAACTTTGCTGGTGTAAAAAGAGCAGCAGGTAATCATGACTATCGCATTTATATTTCACAGACTGTAGATAAGAAAGGTAGTAATCCACTGCCACCTGATAGAAAATTATATTATATGAATAAGATGTTCCCAGAGCATAAGGGACATATATTTTCTGGTCCTAAACAACCTGTTGCTATCTTACAAGAATTGATGTTGGCAGGTTATAATGAAGTTGTATTTCTCGTAGGTTCTGACAGAGTTTCTGCCATGCAGTTCCTCCATAAATACAACGGAACTGAGTTTTCATTCAGAAAAATTGATATTCAATCTTCTGGAAGTAGAGACGCTGATGGTGATACCTTTGCCATTTCAGGAACGAAGATGAGAAGAGCAGCATTTGCTGGTGACTTTAAAACATTTCGTTCTGGTATTCCTAGAGCATTAAATGATAATGATTGTCGCGCTCTTATGATGGAGATCGTGGCAAATTTGCCTAAAAATTTTAAATGAAAGATTTTAAGAAACTACGTGAAGAAGCACTGCGTCAGCAGCAAAGACACACTGAAGTGTTTAAAGAAGGTGATGCCGTAATGTCATCACGTACAGGAATTAAAGGACATATCCACAGAGTGGGTGGTAACTACGCAATTGTTATTTCGGAAGAAGGTAATATGTTCAGAGAGTGGATTAAGAATATTAGATCTATAAATAATACGAGAAGAACGTCCCTTTTAAACGATGAAGTATCAGAAGCCAGTTAATAACGTCAATAACAGTGATGAGTTTTCGTCTGGTTTGATGGAAGCTTATGGTAGATGGATGGATGGAGATACCTTCCAGAATACTACTATCAATGAAGGTCCCTACGCTAAGATGCCACCACAATCTCATGGTGCTGAAATTGAGGACACTACTAAAAAAGTAAAGAAAGCAAAAGCAGTCAAGAAAGAAGAGACTGAAGTGCTAGAAAGAGAAGAGTATGAGATTGATGGTGAGACTTATGTCATCGAGAAGGCAAAGGGTCTAGACGGCAAGGCATGTTGGAAAGGTTACAAACTTGCTGGCACCAAGAAGAAGGGTGGCAAGACTGTTGACAACTGTGTTAAGGCAGGTGATGAAGTAACTCATGATGGTGAGGAACTAGCAGAAAAGAAACTTGATCCTGTAAACCACAAGGAACTCAAGGGCAAGCACGCTGACCGTAAAGATAAAGACATCGATAACGATGGTGATGTAGATGGTTCTGACAAGTACCTCCACATGCGTCGTAAGAAAGTCTCTAAGATTATTGGTATGTCAAAGAAAAAATGAAATCATTTAAACAATTTCAAGAGGAGTGTGGTTGCGATAAAAAGGAAAAGAAGGTAAAATCTAAAAAGAAAGGCAACGTTGAAGTGATGCCTTCTATTCCTGATGGTGAGAAAGGTATGACTACAAAACCTACTAATGAATCAAAGAACTATGATGGTCCTTTGTATGCTCCATGGTCTGCTGTTGTAAAAGGCAGAGGATTTGATCCTGTAGAAGAAAGAAAACTTCATCAGGAATCTTTTGAAAGTGGTGTAGCAAAAGCAAGACGTGACTATCGTTCTGGAACACTATTAAATTTTAAACAATTCATGTCTAAATTGACAGATATTTTAGATGAGTGGGAGAAATAAATAGGCTTGCACATCGCGATAAGATCATGCTAGCTTTTTTACTACCACTCGCATCTAAAATTATTTCTGACGCTGTTGCTAAGATCCCTGAAAATGAGGAACTTGGTGAGAAACTTGTTGAAATTTGTTTAGTCATTCTCAAGAAAGCAGTCAAACTAACTAAGACTGATATGGATGATAAACTCCTGGAAGTTGTGGAACAGGCAATTCAGAAACGCGAAGAAGCCTGAGAATATAAATAAATTTTAGGAAAATAGTTTATCAACTGGAGTACGTATCCATGTCCTTGTATAGTCGTGCTGAAAACGAAGCACAATCAATTAAAGTTCTAAACACTACTGAGAAGGCTTCCGTAAAGAAGTACGAATCTGACGGGACGCTTGTAGCACATGATGGTAACAGCAATGCTACCTCTGGCGCTGAAGGTTCTGCGGCAATCGCAGCGAGAGCAATCTTTGTCGATGCTACTGAAGCAGGTCTAGCAGAAAACCAAGAGCGTGGTTTAAACGCTCCTGGTTGGTGGCAGTATACTTCTTATACTGATGCTTCTGGTGAGACTCGCCATAAAGCAGTTCATCTAGCAGCGTTTAAGTCTGCTCCTGCTAACA